ACTCAAATTGAGTGTCTTTTTTAATGCAAAAATTTAAGGAGGATAAAACATGATTCAGGTTAGTATTGCAAAACATGCAGTGGCTTTCCCTTCTAAGGTTCTCGCAAGAGATGGTGGAAAGCATATTTATCACATTCAGTTAGCAGAAGCAGCAAGTGCTTATGTAGACAATGGTTGGTTCGTTGGTAAGGGTGAATTCGTAGAGTTAGATCTTTATAAAGCAGTAGCACCTACTTCATTTGAAGGAAAGGTTGTTGGTAAAGCGGATAATGGAAATTTTTATGTAGAGGTAGTAACTCCTGGAGATGCCCTGTTTGTATACCAGGTGCCAATGATCGAGGAGACATATAGCAATACATTTAAGAAAGAAAGCAACTATACAAATGCTCCTACTCAGGTAGTTAGAGCTTATGAACTCGCAGTTGGTGACGTAGTTGAAATTTCAGCAGATGGATTTTCTGGTGACATCGCTGTTAAGGACGGTGTTGAACTCAAAGCCATTTCTGGTGTAACTGCCGCTATGCAGCTTACAAAGAAAGCCTAATTTTTGAGAAAGGAGAAATAAATAAATGTTAGATACAAGTGTAAAAAATCTTATGTTTGACCTCGGTGCAGGTCGTGAAATTTATGATGCCGATTCTAATCGTGTAATTTCTAAGGCAGAAGCTAGTGGCACAATTAGAAAGGCTTGTTTTGAATACCTTGGACTTACTAAGGATTCTTCTAATAAGCAGATTAAGAGAGCATTAAATTCTGAGAGAGGAACACAGTTCTTCGAGGTAATTGAGGAAATTATTGATACTCAGATTGCTCATGGTCTTTCTGAGAATGAGTTTTTCAACAATTATGTTGAGTCAAAGAATATGAAAGATGGAGACGTAAATGAATTCTGGGCTGATGATGAAGTATTACTTACTGTAAGCAAGGTCAGCGGTGACGCACATGACTTATCCATCCAGCGTTTAGGTTCTGGTCAGTCTTATCATGTTGATACAGCAGTATACGGTATCAAGGTTGGTGGAGATATTCGTCTCTTCTTAACTGGTCGTAAGGATTGGGGTGCTTTCGTAGATGCGGTTGTTAAGGCTTATATTCAGAAGGTTCAGACGCTCATTTCTTCTCAGTTTGCAAATGGTGTAAACCTTATTCCTGTTCCTGCTACTCTCAAGGGTACTGGTGCTTTAGCTGCTTCTACAAAGGCTCAGTTTGATGCAATTATCGAAAAGGTTGGTGCTGCTAACGAAAGCGGTGTTGTAATCATGGGTACTAAGACAGCATTAAAGTCTCTTAATGCTCTTACAAAGGTTGATTGGGCTGATCCTGCTAATTCAATCAAGGAGTCTGTAGCAAACACAGGCATTATCGGTGGTTATGAGGGAACACCTCTTATGGAGATTCCACAGAAGTTTACTGATAAGTCTCTTGCTACTCCTATCGTTGATAACAAGAAGCTTTATATCATGCCAGCAGTTGATGATAGATTTATTAAGTTTGTTGACTATGGAGAGACTGAACTTGAAGTAAACGAAAAGGGTGCTACTAAGGATGATATGCAGTCTTATGAGGTACAGAGACGTATGGGCGTTGCAACTCTTATGACTCGTTATCATGGTGAGTGGGATCTGTAAGATTTACTTATAGATTGATTATAAGGAGAGTGGTAATCCACTCTCCTATTTTTGAAAGGAATTGAAAGGAATGGCATATACAAAGAAAACTACTACTGCTACTGGTAGCACAGAAAAAGTAACAAAAACTACAGAAGTTAAAGAAGATGTAAAAACATTTTCACCCGAAGATACTGTTCCATGTCGTTCATTAGTAAGTGGTGGACTTTATATCGAGGGAGCACGTTCACATATTCTTTATAGTTGGGCTGATTGTGGAGATGTAGTTGATGTTGAATATAGAGATTTAATTTATCTCGTTAGAACTCGTGAAGATGTAAACATTTATTCACCAAGAATTATTATTGAGGATGAAGATTTTGTTGAACAGAATAAGTCTGTAAAAGATTTATATGAGTCCATGTATGAAACAAGTGACTTAAATGAGATTTTAAATCTTCCTGTTCCGCAGATGTCAGAAACAATTAAAAAGCTTCCAAAAGGTGCAAAGGAAGCCCTTAAAGGTATTGCTTCTACAATGATTGAATCTCATGCACTTGATTCAGTTCACAGAATTAAGGCTCTTGATGAAATTTTTGGTACAAAAATGTTACTTACATTAGTTCAGGAATAGTAAAGGAGGCTCACAATGACGCTTCCATATGAAACAATTTTTTCACGAACAAGAGGACGAATTTCAGATCCGAAAGAACTCTCTCTTGACGAAAACGATTTGCTTGAAATTTATACAGAGCGATTAAGCAATGTAATCTCTAATCCAAGGGTGCGTAGACTGTTCTCTTCTCTCACACTCGATGATGAAATTCAACAGTTGGATTTTACGCTGAATAATTCAGTAGATGAAACGGCTGATATGAATTTTGTCGTAGGAATTCTTGTACTTGGAATGACGATTGAGTGGCTACAACCACAGGTTGATTCTATTATGCATACATCAGTAATGATAGGCGGTAAAGAAGAAAAGAAGTTACTTGACAATCATAAAAATATGATTGATCGTCTGGATTCCATGAAAATTGAATTAAATAAACGTATTCGTGATTACGGATATATGTACAATTCTTATATTAACACGGAGTCCTAATATGCAATACATATATGGTGACTTCACAGACAAGCAAATCAATGAAGCAGTTCGTGCAATGCACGGTGATATTCACAAATTACTGCTCTATAAAGATAAAACAATTGAAGAGAAAATATTTGAAGATGATGAAGCATTCCTCGTCTTCTTTGAGAATGTTATGTTTAAATTAGGTGGAACAAAAACCTTATTTAACGACAACGGACTTATGGTAACTCTTATGGCAACTTTACAGGGTGCTATGGATAATTTCAAGAGCGACCATTTTAGTTATAAAAAATTCCGTAGAGCAATCTTAGATTCTCACGGATATATTAAGCAGATGTTTGAGGGAGGTGTAAGCGATGCCGAGTCTACAAACAGCTAGGCGTGTCGCAAACGCCAAGAACAACGGTGCTAAAACGATTGGTCAGATTTATAAAGAACAGTCTGATGAAATGATGGAGAGGACGTGGTATAACGATGAACAGTCAAAGCTTTGTTATATTTATGATTGGAAACATGATGATTCTCCAAATATGAATATAGGTATGACATATGAGAATACTACAAAGACACCAATTGACGCAAAGATACTTGTAAGCAAATATGGTTCAATTGATAAGGACTCTCCTACTTTACAGTGTCAGTTTAAACCAAGTCAGAAAGAATATTTTACAAAAGATGATGAACTCTTTTACATGGAAGAATATCGGCAGAAATACCATTTAGATGATATTTTTGTTGGAATGTATCTTGATGTACCAGATAAAAAGAAAGTATATCATAGGCACTTAATCTGTATGAAAGATGTTGAACAGAACTTTCAAAAGTATTTCTTGCTTCCTTGTGATTATTTTTTGCAGTGGATTCAAACCAAAGCAAATAAAAGATATAAGAGAAGTATGTGGTGCGTTTTAAAATCACAGTCTAGTTACAACTCAGGAATTTGGGTAGATAACGTGACCGCAAGTCAACAGAATCAGGAACTTTTGTTTATTCCAACAAATGAAATATCTGATACAATCTATTACGTTTCTGAAGACAACAATAATAATCAACGGCTCATTGTAGACATTCCAAACTACTCGATTGAGAATTGGACACCTAATACATGGGTGGTAAGTAAGGTTGAACGAGTTAATGTCCGAGGAAGAACAAAACTTACTCTATATCAGAAACCATTCAATAGCAATACTGATTACATCGAGAAAGATGAAAACGGTATTATCACAGGTCTTTGGGCTAACTATTTTGGTGGTACTGCCCCAACAGATCCAGATAC